AAGAAAAATGTATTTCTTGTTGATAATAAAGTATTTCCACAAACATTAGCAGTATTAGAAACAAGAGCTCATCCACTAGGAATCAAAATATTGGAACTTGATTTAAGTGGAGATGTTGCATTAGAAGATGTTGAAAAAGCATTTGGAGTTCTTGTGCAAATGCCAAATAATCATGGTAAATTAAATTACTATGAACCATTACTCAGAGTCGCAGATGTATATAAGTGTATGAAGATTGCAGTTGTAGATCCTATGTGTCAGGTATTGATGAAACCTGTAGGAGAGATGGGATTTGATATAGCAGTTGGTAGTATGCAAAGGTTTGGTATTCCTATGGGATACGGAGGTCCTCATGCTGCATTTTTTGCAACAACAGATAAACATAAAAGAAAAATACCTGGTAGAATTGTAGGTCAATCTAAAGATAGTGAAGGTAATACTGCATTAAGATTAGCATTACAAACTAGAGAGCAGCATATCAGGAGAGATAAAGCAACCAGTAACATCTGCACAGCACAAGCACTGCTCGCAAATATGTCTGGATTCTATGCAGCATATCATGGTGCAGATGGACTACATGCTATAGCAAGAAGAATTAGATTACTACGACAGACTTTGATATCTGTTTTGAAGTGGAATGGTTTTGAGGTAGATGACACTGAAGGGTTTGATACAGTCAGGTGGAAGTCTGATGCACCAGTAGAAGGATACAATGTCAAGTATGAAGGTGGTTACATTACACTATCTCTTGATGAACTATCAGACTTTGATACTGTATTTGATATTGTAAATACACAGAAAGATTATACACAACATAAAGATACTATCTACCAAGCGTGGGATTATATTGTAGGATACAAATGGCATAGCATACCAGAGAGAACTAAACCTTGGTTACGTCAAGAAGTATTCAATAAGTATCACAGTGAAACTGATATGATGAGATACATTTTTGAATTAGTATCAAAAGATTTCTCATTGACAACTGGTATGATGCCACTAGGTAGTTGCACAATGAAACTAAATGCAGCATCAGAACTGATGCCTGTATCGTGGGAAGAGTTTGCTAATGTGCATCCACATACACCTATGATACAGACCATGGGTTATCAAAAGATAATAGATGACTTACAGAAATGGTTATGTGATATCACAGGGTTCGACTCTATATCATTACAACCTAACGCAGGATCACAGGGTGAGTATGCAGGACTGTTAGCAATCCAAGCATACCATCAAGGATCAGGAGATGATAAAAGAAATGTATGTCTGATACCAGAGTCAGCACATGGAACTAATCCTGCATCAGCAGTGATGGCAGGGATGAAAGTTGTAGGTGTCAAGTGTGACGAAGAAGGCAACATAGACATCAAAGATCTAGAGAAAAAGGCAATTATGAATACCTTTGAGTTGTCTTGTATTATGATTACATATCCATCAACTCACGGTGTGTTTGAAACAAACATCAGACAGATATGTAAGATCGTTCATGACAATGGTGGTCAGGTATATCTTGATGGAGCAAATCTAAATGCACAGGTAGGACTAGCAAAACCATGTGAGTATGGTGCAGATGTATGTCATCTAAACTTACATAAAACATTCTGTATTCCACATGGAGGTGGAGGTCCTGGCGTAGGTCCTATTGGTGTAGCAAAACATCTCACACCATTTGTAAATCAAAGAGTATCAGCAGTGGTGCAAGGTAGTGCATCTATCTTACCTATCAGTTGGATGTATATAAGAATGATGGGTAGTGATGGTCTTAGACAGGCAAGTGAATGTGCATTGTTATCAGCAAACTGGTTAGCAAAGAAAATAGAACCATACTTTGATGTTCTATACAAAGGTGCTAGTGGTAGAGTTGCACATGAATGTATATTTGATTGTAGAAATTTACCATTTACTGCAGAGGATGTGGCAAAGAGATTGATGGACTATGGATTCCATGCTCCTACATTATCATGGCCAGTTGCAGGTACTATGATGGTAGAACCAACTGAGTCAGAGACACTTAGAGAGTTAGAAAGATTTGGTGAAGCAATGAATATGATAAGATATGAGGATCCTGAGATAGTAAAGAACTCACCTTATACTGCAAAAGAATTAGCAGGAGAATGGAAGCATGAGTTCTCTCGTATGGAGGCAGCATACCCAGTTGAACAGGAACATAAATTTTGGTCATCTGTAAGTCGAATAGATAATGTGTATGGTGATCGTAATTTAGTTTGTTCTTGTTCTTAGTATGGCAACTTTAATTTCTAACATGCCCGCAGAAGAAGTGTGGGTAAGAAAAGAATACCTAACTGACTTTGAGTCTGGGCATGGTGAATTTACACCAGGCGTTTGGGTATCTTGTAAATCAATGCCAGGTCGTGCATTTTATTTTGAGACATACTTACCAGAGTATGCAGCAATATATGATAAACTTCCTATCAGTGCATTTGTAAGTAAACCTGTAACACCAGACCCAGATATGGATCTACCAAACTTGCAGTTCTGGAACTGCATGGACTATGGTGTCACAACCATATGTAAACAGTTTATAGGATCTATGGACTATGAACTATACACCAGAGACTTTGGAAGTCAACTAGGTAAATATGTAATTACTATTGATAATTATCATGATGAACCTGACACTCCAGATTATAGTACTGCAGAGACTCCATCAGAACATAAGAGTCATAACCTGATAGCACTAAACAATGGACAGTTTGCTTTATATCCTAACAATAGGATGAGAATTTATGATAACTCATTAACTCCTAAGCAACCTAAGATGCCAAACTTCAAAGTATCCACTCAGATCTTTAGTGTCGAACGTGGACATATGGAGAGGTATGGCGATACAAATGATTACCACTATGGAATAACAGATGAACATGTACTTGAATCTAAAACCGAATAACTATGAAGGTGAAACGGAACTCCTAACATTAGAGTTGCCAAAGCATCAAATGAATGGTATAATGGGCTTATGCAGACCCATCGCAGAACAAAAAAACACAAACGCTGAGAGAATCTTAAAAGATCTTCTTAAAGATTGTGCTTATTCAATATCAGAATCCGAAAAAAGTTATGAGCGTAAGAGTCGTAAGAATGCGAAACGGTGAAGATGTCATCGCAGACGTTTATGAAATCGCAGCAAATGATAAACCTGATAAAGCAGTAGCTTTCAGATTAGATCATCCCTACAATGTTTACGTTGTAGAAACTGACCAAGATCTTTTAATTGAATCAGAAGGTGTACAGAAAATGTCTTCACCTGAGATACAATTTACACCTTGGGCACCGTTGAGTAAAGACAGAAGGGTTATCCTTCGACTAGATGAAATCATAAGTGCATATGACACTTACCCTGAGGTCATCGAAAAATACAATGAATTAGTAGAGGCAGCAACAGATGGAAGAGGAACTACTCCCACAAGTTCAGATGCAGGAAGAACAGTCAACAGTCAAACTGATCTTGCTGAGACAACGAAATGAGTATCTCATAGCAAAGATAACTGAACTAGATGAAGAACCAGTGTATCTTCTTGAAAGATGCTATCAGGTAACAGACGATGAAAAACTCGTTCCATTTCCTCAGCATAGTTCTCAAAGAGATTTGTTCTTGACATCTGACGTAGTTTTGACTATAATCGAACCAAGTCAAAAACTGTTGGATCTTTATAACGCATGAGCAAGTTCTATACGAACATTCAGTTAGCAGGTGATACAGTTCTATATCGAGGGTACGAAGATGGACAAGCAGTTCAATTTCGTACCCAGTTTTCTCCTACCTTATATGTAACATCTAATCGTCAAGAGAAGATGAAAACTCTTACAGGTAAACCTGTAAGATCTGTGCAGTTTCAAACTGCCAGAGAAGCAAGAGAGTTTATCAAAACATATGATGGTGTAGAGAAGTTTGAAGTTCATGGATATGAACGTTTTGTATATCAATACATTAGGGAACAGTTTCCTACTGAAGTTGATTATGATATTTCACAGATGAGAATCTATGCACTCGACATTGAGGTGCAATGTGAGAACGGATTCCCGAACGTAGAAGAAGCTGCTGAAGAAATGCTTTCTATCACCATCAAAGATATGGTGTCTAAAAAGTTTTACATCTGGGCAGTTCGTGACTTTGAGACCGAGCATGAACACTATGTTTTTGATAGTGAAAAGGACATGCTAAAAAGTTTCCTTGAGTGGTGGGTACATCATACACCTGACATCCTTACAGGATGGAATGTGAATCTATATGACGTACCATACATCGCCCGAAGGTTAAATAGAATATTAGGGGAAAAGTGGATGAGGTCTCTCTCACCTTGGAACCGTGCAAACGAAAGAGAAATTTATGTTCAGGGACGTAAGAATTATGCTTATGATGTCAGTGGGATTAATATTCTTGACTACCTCGATCTTTATCGCAAGTTCACTTATAGTAATCAAGAATCCTACAGACTTGATCACATCGCTTTTGTCGAGTTGGGACAGAGAAAGCTCGACCACAGTGAGTACGAGAATTTTAGAGACTTTTACACAAGAGATTGGCAGAAGTTTATAGAATATAACATCCAAGACGTTGAGTTAATTGACAGACTTGAAGACAAGATGAAGTTGCTAGAACTAGCAATCACTATGTCTTATGACGCTAAGGTAAACTTTGAAGATGTATATTCACAGGTAAGAATGTGGGATACAATGATCTTTAATTATCTTGCTGACAAGAACATTGTACCTCCCCCTCGTAAAGGTGCTAGAAAGGATGAAAAATATGCAGGTGCATATGTAAAAGAACCTGTGCCTGGCAAATATGATTGGGTTGTATCCTTCGATCTTAATAGTCTATATCCTCATCTCATTATGCAATACAACATATCTCCTGAGACACTCTGGGAGACTAGACATCCTAGTGCAAGTGTTGATAAGTTATTGAATCAAGAGATAGATCTATCAGGTAAGTTTGCTGTATGTGCTAATGGTGCACAATATCGCAAAGATATAAAAGGTTTCTTGCCTGAGATGATGGAAAAGATATACACTGAACGTGTCATCTATAAGAAGAGAATGATACAGGCACAGAAACAGTATGAGAAGTCGCCCTCCAAACAGTT